AAGTGACCTTTCGGTTGATTCATTGAGTTTAGCCTCAAGTTCCTCAACGTTGTCTGCGAGTTCGTCAACAAGATCAACTTTATCTTCTGGCACTTCAATGTGAGACTCAACAAATAAGTCTTTTAACTTATTCATAAAATCTTCAGCAATTTCAGTTCTTAAACCATTTTGGATTGCTAACTTGTTGTCTTCCATCCAGCCCTCAACTACGTAGTTTAGGTAGCTGTCTACTTTTTCCACAAGGTCCTTTTTGGTGCTTTCGATTTCTTCTGAAAGCTCCTCATTATACTTCTCTTCTAATCTGTCAATCTCTGCATTTATTTTTGTATTGATTGCAGCTTCAAAGATAGTTTCTGCTTTCTGCTTGAATTCATCAGACAGTGTAGCTTCTTCATTAACAAGTGCTTTAAGATCATCTTTAAAGTCAACTTCAATTTGAACTTGATCTTTAATTTCTTCTTCAGCGATAGCTTCGCCGTCAAAGGCTTCAGGATCTGTACCATTGTACATAGCCATTAAAGCTTCTTTTTTCATGCCTTGCATTTTTCCAACCATAGCAGCAATCATGCCTGCTTTAGTTTTTGGCATTGGATCTTTCTTAGTGTTGTCACCTTTACGCTTTGGAGCGGTTCCAGTAGCATCACCTGCTTTGTCAATAGAAGCAACTGACTGAGCTTCAGCATTCTTAGGATCGTGTTTCATTTCCAAGATTTCCTCATCGTCTTCTTGGAGTTCCACGTCCTGATCTTCGACTATTTCTTTATCAGTCATATTAGACTCCTTATTTTGATTTTAATAACGAGAGGAAATTTTTGAACTCACGAACTTGTGTCTCATAGAGATCAGCGCGTGGAGCCTTTTTAATTTCAGTCTCCATTCTTTCAATTGTTTGTGCTTCTATAATACCGTTATTCCAAACCCATTCAACACCTTCCATTATCCCATTAACAAAAGCGCTAGGTGCGGATGGATCTTGCACGATGTCTACCGCGTTAAGAATATAATCGTCATTGACGACCATTGCGTTATTACGCTGGCTCAAACTTCCCATACCACGAGTCGATACACCGAAAGTAACTCCGCCATCGAGTAAGCCTTTAACAACTTCTCCCATAGGGGTGTTCAGTATCGATGCTTTGCCCACAATATTATTTCCCTCAAATTTGAGTTCGTTAATCTTGTGAGAAACTTTATCTAAATTAACGGTCGGACCTTCAGGATGATTCAGTTCTCCAACTGCTCTTCCTTTTGACACTTGGTCATTATTATATTTACCTAGTGCCTTTTCCATTACTGGCATTGGATATATACGACCGTTTCGATTCTTAGTCTCTGCTTGTGCAAAGATTCCTTGAATACCATAATTCTTTTTACCAGTTTTCTTATCTTCGGTAATTAAGAACTCAATATCGTTTTCTACAAATTCTGATATTAGTTTCATATTAACCTCTTGTGTGCGCTATTTTTGTAAAATGTGTGTTAGCGCTGTTTGAATAAATTGTATCAGCTTTTTCTTTTTGAATTATTAAATCATGATCAGCGTGCATATGCAAACTAGTTGTGCCATATTTAGAACTAACGACTGTAATTATAGCATTACCAGTTTTGTTACTAATATATACGTTTTCAGCATTGCTTACTGTTGTTGCTGCACCAGATCCGTTTGCCTCTACGGTAGTACTTAACATTCTAATAATTCCTGCCACCACTTTATCCTTTGTATTGTTTCATAAATTCAATTGCAGCTTTCTCAGCTTCTTTTTGAGAGTTGTAAGCATCCAATCTATCGCCATCAATATAAACAACAAATTTATTTTTTTCATTATGAATCTTAACAGGAACACGATTAATCTTTTTATCAAATACCGGTTTACCTATAGGCTTTCTTCCTGTTAATTCTCTTAGTTGTAAAAAAGTTTTCATGTTAATTATATTTATACTTTTTATGATTTACACTTCTTCTTCGTCTTCGTCTTCAGACTCTTCATCAGTTTCTTCAGATTCTTCAGATTCTTCAGATTCTAAATCTTCTTCATCATTTAAATCCGGATCTTCTTCTGGTTCTTCTTCAGCTCCATTGTATACTTGATCAGCCATTCTGACTTTTTCTTGATCAAGAAGATCTGACATTTTTATTGTCATAACTTCACCGAATATCTTATTTGCATTATTATAGTCTTTATCTAGAGAAGCTTTAATTAAATCCTGAATTGGATTTGTTTCTTGCTCTGTGTTTTCAATATTTTCGACATTATCCATTATACTGCTCCTTGGTCATTGTCTGGTTCTTGCGCTTGTGAGGCTGCAATTTCTTTTTCCATATTCTTAATTTGATCATCGTCCATTAAAAGAATATTTCTTTGTACCCATTCTTTAGAAAAATATTCTCCAACATATTGTGAAACTTGATCTAAACTTTGTATTTTTTCTCTTAATAACTCTGCTTCTTTTAGTTCAGAAAAATGATTGTCTCGAGAATAATCAATTGTCAATTTATTTTTCCAAGTATTCCAATCATCTTCAGTTATAATATTTTTCATTATTAATTGTTTTCTTAAGATATCATAAAATAAATTTGCAAATCTATTTCTTAAACGATCGATAAACTTTTGAAACTTTAATTCATCTCTACTTATTTCAGTAGCTCTTCCTAAAGAAAACTGTTGTTCTTGTTCAAGTCTGTTCATAGGAACGTTAAGTGATCTATATAATCTCTTTTGAAAATATATAATATCATCAATCTGTCCTAAGTTTTCTCCACCAGGTAAAGTTGAAATTTCAGTACCTCGGCCACCTTCTCTTCTTGGTAACCAAAAATCTTCGAGCATTGACATATGTTTTCTGTCATCTCTTATTTCACCAGTTTTAGCATCATACACTAATTTATTACGATACTTTGACATGATATCTTTCATATATTGCTCGGCTTTACCTCTTGGTAAGTTACCAACATCAATATAAAACATTCTTCTTTCAGGAGCTCTTGCTAATCTATAAATTACAAGAGAATCTTCCATCATTCTTAATTGTGTTATAGGCTTAAGAGCTTTATGTAAATAAGAAATAACTTTCTTTCTAGTTTCGTCTAAAAGTCCAGAAGTAATATAACTCACTGAATCAAGAGTCATTTTTATACCAGCATTTTGTGCACCTGGTTTCTCTTGAAATATATAAAATTCATCAACCTTTTCAACAAGTTTTGCTCCAGTCAATGGATCTTTTTTAGTTTTAACTTGTTTTACTTTCCTCATTTTTGCAGCATCAATATATCTTATTTCTTGTATACCTGCTGCTAAATTAGATTCATCAACTACTAAATGATGATATAGTCTTCCATCAATATACCATCTTCTAAATATATCATGACCAAGTTCTTTAAAATTTAACATGTTATAAATTTTATCAAACTCTTCATTTATTTGTTTTTTAATTGAATCGCTAAGCGGCACATTATCTAAGTTTATAGCAACTGCTGGTTTTAATTCATTTGCTGTTATGGATTCATTTACAATATCTTCAATAGCTGCATCAGCTTCCGGGTGCATAGCACTCCCTCTGTACTTTAATATAAGTTGAGCATTATCTTTAGAATCATCTCCATCCATATTAATATAATGACCGTAGTGCGCACCACCGGCTGTTGCAGTGACATATCCAGCACCATCGTCGTCTCTTGGCGGAACGGGTGAAGCAAGTGATTTTTTATCCTTTGCTCTTGTTATTTCAAAACCAAATAATTTAATTGAATTTTCTGCCATTTAGAATTCCTTTATAGTAAGGAGGACTGTAGCCCTCCTACTATTTATATTGCCTTAACTAGTGGTATCTGTATCGTAATATTGATACGCAAACGTTACAGTAAACCTTTCAATCTCATCATTAGTTCCATAATTGAGATCTATAGGTGACAAATCTTGTGGATATGATCCCCTAAAGGTGTACTTCTTAAGTGTATCGCCTGACCTGTCTAATTGCTCAACGAAAAGATCTGCTTCGTATGCAACTGGAGTTGTAAGACCAGTATTTGCACTATGTGCATTCATACCGTTCATCCATCTTTCCATTGCATTTCTGATAGCAAAATCAGTATCATTGATAATTGTGACTGTCCACACATCGAAAGTTCTATCTCCGGCCATTTTTAATTGTCGACCACGGAATGGTACGAGAATTTGACCTAATGTAGATCCAGGTAGCTGAGCGGTTTCACAAAGAAACGATGTCAGTTCTGCATCTCCATTAGCATAGCCAGGAAAGTTTATTGTAGCTTTGAAGAGGTTAGGACGAGCCCCACCGCCTCTAAGCTTTGATTTAAAATCATCTACGCCTAATACTGCCATTTTCTACCTCCTAAACTGTGCCAACGACTTCTTCAAAGTCGACACCAGTTCTAACAGCTACAAAGTTAAGTGTAACATAGTTGATAGATCTAGCCGGCTTAATGAAGATACTTGCGATAAACTCATTTCTATCGATCACTGCAGGTGTATTATTAGTTTCATCTGCTACAACTCTAAAGTCTGTGATACCTCGTCTACCTTTTACTTCACGTAATACTGGCTCAACGATGTTAACAAACTCG